AACTTTAATGCGCCAACGAACGGGCCTCAAAACTTTAATCCTGCAACTAACGGGCCTCAGAACTTCAATGCGCCTACAAATGGTCCTCAGAACTTTAATGCGCCAACGACCGGGCCTCAAAACTTTAATGCGCCAACGACCGGGCCTCAAAACTTCAATGCGCCTTCAAATGGCCCACAAAACTTCAATGCACCTTCGAATGGTCCACAAAACTTTAATCCTGCTACCAATGGTCCGCAGAATTTTAATGCTCCAACTCCGGCGGTTCCAGGAAATGCAGCAAATGCGCTCGGTATTACTTTCCCCGGATCAAATGCCGGTGGTACGCCTGCGCCGGTGATAAATAATCAGACGGCAAGCTACTATTCTTTTCCGGATGGCCAATCACATTCGGTAACTGTAGCGCCCGGAGGATATATAGATATTACTATTGAATAAGTGACTTGACGAGGATTTACTATGCCATATATTATTCCTAAATATGGGAAACAATTGAATTGCTTTGCAGTATGGTCGGGAGGATTTACTCCTGAAGAAGTCGATAAAATTATCGATCTCGAAAAACTCCAAGAGTTTGAAAAAGGAAAAGTTGGGCTAGAGAAGAATGCCGCAGCTCCGGCTGAAACGCGAGATTCTGATATCTCGTGGATACATCATGATCAACACAGTGATTGGCTATTTCAGAGAATGTCAGGAATCGTTTCTGTCGTGAACTACGACAACTTTATGTATGATATCGAAGGCGTCGAAGCTTTTCAATATACAAAGTACGGACCAAATCAACATTATACATGGCATTGGGATGTTGAATTTGGCTGGCAGAAATATATAAGAAAGATCTCAGCATCTCTGCTTCTTTCAGATCCGAGTGAATATGAAGGTGGAGAGTTAGAGATCGTAAACAACGGAAACTTTGAAGACAAAGTTTCGTTTAAACCGAATAAAGGTGATATCGTATTCTTCGCTTCATGGATGCCACATCGAGTGAAGCCAATCACTTCTGGTTTTCGTAAGAGTCTTGTAGCATGGGTAATGGGTGAGAGAGAATGTTGAGTTGGAATCCTTTTAAAAAGAAACCTATTATTGAGTTTTATTGCCATCGCGATGATGTTGAGGCATTACCTCAGCCAAAGCCTGCGGCAAAATATATGCCAGAATGGTATAAAAGAATTCCTCCACTGATTACAGATGGAAGAGATGATCGTGATTGGTCAGGATCTCATAGCTTTACTGCAAAAAAATGCATGCCGATGATCGACGCAATGTCATTAGGATATGTCATTCCTCTTATCGGCGACTTGACAGTCAGATCAAATCACGACTGCAGTACAATTGAAGTCACGTCTTCTCCACAGATCAACGTATGTGAGTTTCATGACATTCGACAACTTGGAGAAAGATCTGCTCCTGGATTTCCTGCACCTCCTTTGAAGTTTGTCAATCCATGGATTGTAAAGACTGCTCCGGGTTGGTCGACTCTTTTCATAGCTCCGATTAATAACTTTGAAAGCCATTTTACATGTCTGTCAGGATTAGTTGATACAGATACATATCCAAAAGAAGTCAATTTTCCTGCAATCTGGCACACTCCAAATGCCGACGTGCTTTTACTTGCTGGTACACCTTTAGTCATTGCCATTCCAATTAAGCGTGATGCTGTTCCATCAAAGCCCAATATTCGAAACATGAAAGAAGATGAACATCACTTAATTAATATCATATCAAAGATGCAAAACACTCGAAGAAGCGTATATACAAAAGAATTGAGAGTACCAAGAAAATGAAAAACTTGTTTTCTTTATTAAAACCAAAGAAAGATATTGAATTCGTAGATACTAAGAAGTTATCTTATCATAACTTTTCTGTTGAACGAGCGATTGATGTTCCAACAAATACTCGCAAGGTTCAACAAGACAAGTATGGCAAGCATCTGATGCCATACTGTCCGGGAATTTTAGACTATGCTCAATTTGGCTATATCATTCCGGCGTGGGTAGACATTCATATTATGGCAAATAAAGCTGGTACTTCTTGGTATCTTGGAGACAGAGGACCGAGAGGAGATCGCGGATTTGACAATGGCGTAAAGATGGATGAAAAATTTGTAGAAGGCGCATTTACTCCAATTGGAATTGATCCTACAGCAATCTTATTTCCATCTCCTTGGAAAATTTTTACTCAAAAAAACATTAGCGCATTGTTAATGCCTGCATTTTATCATTCTACTTTTCTTGAAGATCTATACATAACTCCTGGTTTGGTAGACTATAAGAGTTTCCATATTACAAACTTCATTTGCATGCCGAAAAGAGAATGTAACGTTCACATTAAAGCGGGAGAACCTTTGTTGCACGTCATTCCTTTCCTCAATAAAGATATTACTGCTTCTGTTGGCCCAGCTTCAGATGAGATGATAGATAAAACTATGAATCTAATTCCCGGAGATGATAAGCAATACTATCGAAAGTATATGGGAATAAAAAAGAAATTTAATATGCAAAAAGAAGAGAATAAACAATGAACATTTTTGTTTCAGTATGCTCGTATCAAGATCCTTTACTTCCTCATACCATCAAGAGTATGATGCAAACCAAATCCAATCGGAATAATGTAGTCTATTCGATCTTCGAGCAAACTCGTTATGAAGATTCGTTGGCGTGCACAGAACCTGTGCTTGTAAGTCGAGATGATGTCATCTATAAAAGAATCGATCCCGAATACTCTGATGGTTGTGTTTGGGCAAGATATATTAATATGTTAAATATCACAAACGAGTATGACTTCATTTATCAAGTCGACTCACATATGTTACATGATATGAATTGGGATCGAGCTCTGATTGAAGATTATAAGAGAGCGATGGATATGTGTGAAACCAATAAAGTCATCATTACTGGATCATGTAAATCATTTATAATTGAAGAAAAAGACGGAGAGATTAAAACTTATCTTTGTCAAGAAGAAAATGATGCTTGTCAAGTCAAGTATTATACTATTGATCCGGATACTTTGATTCCAGATGTACATGGAGACGCGATTCCATCGACTGATATGCCAAGACCGGCGTTTCATATTATGGCAGGAAACTTCTTTACGCATGTCGATTGGATTGACAATGTCGGATTAGATCCAAAAGTCTTCTTTGTAGGAGAAGAAGTCATGATGACGATGATGTCATACGCTGCTGGATATAAAATGTTCCATCACAGTAAGATGGTTTCATATCACTTAGAAGACACGAGTAATTGGCATACGAAAACTCCGCCAGAAGATGCGAAAGCTGCGCGAAGAAGAAAAATACTTTCAGAGATCGGTCGTTGGCAATGGAAAAAATATCTTGAGGCATGCAGAGAAGATCTTCTTTCTGAATTCCACAAAGAATTTGGTGTAGACTTTATTAATCTTGATATTGAAGATCGTGCTCGAACTTATAGTCTTGACGTTGTTCCAGGTAAAATTGATCTTCTTGCTATTTCGAAGAAACCGAAGAAGAAAGTGAAATTGCCGAAAACTCTTTTTATGAGTGAAGATGAAGAATGATCGTTTGTTCTCTTCCACGATGTGGTGCTACTCGTTTTTGCTTGGATCTCCAAGAGAAAACAAGTTTACCATTTGTGGGAGAGTTACATCCTGTTCACATTCAAAGTAATAGAAAACAACTTACTCACGAAACTAAGCATCAAACAAATTTTACGCAAGATTCGTTTGCCGACTTGTTACAAGATCATAGTGAACACATCGTACTTGTAAATCAACACTCGTATCTTTTAGCCAATCAGGCAAGTTTCTTTATACTTCGTAAAAATATGAGAAACGCTGCTTTAAGTATGGCAAATTATTTGCTAAAAGTATATCCCGAATTAAAACCCAATGCCATTCGTTTTAATATTGGTTTGATGTATAATGATTATCGTGCACTCGTCGCGTATTTAAATAAATACCAAAAAGAAGTTGTTTGGTACGAAGATTATTATGGTATCGAAGACACACATATGCCTTTACTTGATTCGTATCCTGGCAAAGAGTCTATTATAAAAGAGATTGATTCGTATTATGAATCTAAAAGTTCATAAAAGATATGTGCTTACATTCGCGCAATTAGCAGGCCCATTTATTACAATCTGGGCTCTGATTCAATATGCAACTTTTCCATGGATAATTGTTTCACTCACAGCGTTCTTTTTGATGAGAGTAATAGGTGGATCGATTACGTATCATCGAATCCACAATCATCGTACGCATACAATGAATCCTATCGTAGAATTCATATGCACGGCATTCGGATTCTATGGTTCATTTGCTTCGCCGCTTGAATTCTGTGTATCGCACGACAATCATCACAAGTATCATGACACTCAGAAGGATCCGCATCCTTACCATTTGCAAGGTTGGAAAATACTTTTTCCAATTCTTTGGAATAATGACACGAATCAAATAAATTTGAAAACAACAGTCAGACTGATTCGTAATAAGATTACCAATTTCTTCTATGAAAAATACTGGATTTTGTTATTCTTACCGTTTCTATTGTTATTCATATCGTTACCAGCATACTTGTTTATTTACATTGTTCCTGCTACATTGTCGATATGGTCCACAGGAATCGCATCTCTAAATCATGATAAAAACGGTCCAAAAGATATGGGATTTTGGTACGGAATTATCAGTGGTGGAGAACATATGCATAAACAACACCACGAACAACCATTTGATACAAGCAAAGAAGGTTGGATAAATACCATCGCAGACATAATAGCTACAAAGAGAGTTAAGATATGAATATTGTTTATACTGTTATAAATGATTTGTCAGAAATAGATTTTGATGACTTGTATGAAAGATCAAAGGATGCTATTGATGCGAATTGGCCGGCAAATTCTACATTAACTGACGCCGAACGAAAAGCCAACATGCGCACATTAATTGAAAGCGGAATTAATAATGAGTGGCCAGGATTAAATCCTCATGGCGCAAATGATACTTATATTATGATAAGAGCTTTTGATACTGTAGCTGGAAAAGATATGGGATTTGTAAGCGGGTTTATCCTTGAAAATGGAACATTAGATGGCAGACATTCACTCACTGCTCCGGATGAAAACGGTTCTAGAAATTACGTTTTTAATCAAGAAAATGTAACAGCCAAAAATAATTTTAATATTGAAATTGGTATAACTAAACATTTGTATAGAAATATTCCTGCAAATTCAATCTTTCATAGAACTTTGCGTATGCGAGCAAACGCAGCAAACTATGAACTTTTAGAAGACGTAGATTCTCCAACGCACGGGCCAAATTTTAGAAATATATTAATACAATTAAATCTATGAAGTTTTTATTGAATGTAGGAGCCGAGAAATCTGGCACTACTTGGTTATATGAGTATTTTAAAGAACACCCAGATTTCTATGATATGGGAAAAGAACTGAATATTATTCAGAGAGACGATTTAGTTCCTGTCTTAGAAGATGTAAGCGAATATAGAAAAGACATAGAGTCTTTTTTTCGGGCTGTTTCAAATATAAATCAAGTCACAGGCGACTTCACACATTATGAAGGCTCGAGTGAGAACATCTTTCGACTTATTAAAAACGGTTTACTAAAATACGATATCGAAGTAGTACCAGTTTATATTATGAGAGATCCTATTCAGAGGAGTTGGTCTTCTTGGAATATGATTGGAGGAGGTAAAATTCCAAATCGGTCGTTAGCTTCACGATTTGTCATGAGCAATTTCATATCATGTAAATATAAAGAAACTATCGAAGCTTTGGACAGTGTGTTCGCAAATCCGCTCTACTTCTTTTATGAGGATTTTTTTACTCAAACCAATATCAATCAGATATGTGACGAGTTAGAAATTTCTCGACATCCAGCAGAATGTGATAATAAAGCAGGAGCTTCTTCCTATAAGAAAATGCCAAACAGTTTCGTCAAGGCTTTTGGTAAATCTTTAAAGAATAAAGAGGCTGCTAAATATGTTTTTGAAAGATTTGAAAATGTACCATGGAAACTCGAGGATTATTCGTAGATCTACTCTCGATGAAGATATTCGCTTAACTTTTCTTGAAGGTTTAAATAGGCATACGAACATGCATTACTTTGATCGTAATGCGCCTACAAATAAAACAGATGAAGCTGTGCTTGAATTTCTCGACAGAGAACAGTTTAATTGTAACAAAACTCATATTGAATATTGGTATCAGGCGTATAAATCTTCTGGAGATTTGTGGCCTCATGTAGATTTTAATGAAAAGCTTCGGCACAGAATTGAGGCTGGAGAAAAGTTGAAACCAGAAGAATTAATGTCTCCAATTACCATATCGTGTTACTTAGAAGCAATCGATCTTGAAGGCGGAGAATTTTGTATTTCTGAAAGAAGTTGGTTAGACTATGAAAAAGAACTGAGCCCTCCGGAAGTTTTAAAAGAAGAATTGTTAAAATATACACACGAGTCTTTTCAACCTACCGAAGGTGCGGTCTTATACTTCGAAGGCAGTCGATACTACCATTGGGTCAATGAAATCAAAAGCGGCTCTCGCAAGAGCATACTCATCAATTTCTGGGACAATTGTAGTCTTAACTCCACTTCGCCCAATTAATTTCTAATGTCTATATTACCAGAAATAGAAATACGATGTTCGTCTGAAGTTTGAAACGGATATACCTGATGCTTAAGATAATTTGGAAACATAATAAGAGAACCTTCCCATGTCTTATCAATATCTAATTGAGTCGTACTAATTCCACCGTCTAATGAGTTATAAATGAATTCAAACTTTGATGCAACTTTATAGTTTGATTCTCTTACATTTGGCATATTTAATTCCTCTTCTAAATCATAAGGAATTGCAATCCATATCACCCATGAAATAGCTTTGTGGTGAAAATGTATTGGATTATATTCGTGTTTCTTCTGAAAATTTACCCAAGCATCATTATCAATGACATAATTATGATTTTCATAAAAATTAAATTTTCTTCTATATTCAAGAAACGTTTGCTCTATGCATTCTCTAAACTGCCCGTTAATAACATACTGAAATTCTGTTTCTAATTGCCCAGCTAAATTAGTATTGTATTTTTCCGGATTATTATCAACTTGCTTTTGCAAGTCACAAGTCAACTCAGCAAAAATAGAAACTGGAATTCTTGTTTTAAGAACTCCTGGGTTATAAAGTTTTATTTCTGAAAATTCTAAGTTCATAATTTCACCGATAATAATTTAGTTAATAGTAATTGTAGAGGTGTCTTTACATATGCTCATAGTACCTTCGCAACAGATATTCCAATCTTGACCTGTCTTTGCCCCACGGCTTGGAACATTAATGATAACATTTTTACATAGATATTCTTTACCATCTTCGAAAACGCGCCAGACATGATCTTCTGTCCCGCGATTAGGTTGTCCTCTTGATTGATTGAATCTTATCATAAACTCAGACATATTAGATTATTTCTGCTGTTGCATCATATACTATAGGTTCAATGTACGGACGTGTACCAATGTTCATGTGAATAAATTTGAAAGGTTTGGTTGATGTGTTACGAGTAAAGCTATGCGGTAGCCAGGAATTTGCAAACATTAGTTGACCAGGAACTGGCGTAAAATTAATAGACGATGTTGCTGTGGTAATGTTAGAAGAATTATGTTCGTATAGTGGTAACATAAGTTTCATTGGTCGCGGATCATGAATCACCATTCGCGGAGGATCTTTCGGGCACTCTAAAAAATAAAAAGCAACTAACTGACAGTCGCTGTGATTATGATACTCCATTGATGAATACTTATGGTGTTCTTGACTCCAACATTCGGTAAGATAAGTCGAAAGTCCATTCATGTTGTATCCTTGATCGCTCAAAAGATTCCATGCTGTGTTTAATGTGTACTGTATCAGTGGAAGAAGATCTTCTTCGTTAGACACATCTGCTTGCACGACTGGATATACATCGTTTATTTTTGTTATTTTGCGCGCGGCCCTTAACGCCGCATTTGATGCTGCTCTTGAGAAATCAAGAAGTTCTGGCTTCATAATACTATAGATAGGTGAGCTAAAATACTGCCACTGATCAAGTATGTCTGTCATAATAAAATCCTTATGTTATGTATATTGGGAAAGATCAGCCTCTATCACTGTATCTAAAAACAGTCGGTTTCCAATCTTATTCCAACCACTGTTGACTTGATAAAATATATTTAAACCGTTGTTCAAACCATACTGAATAGCCCAACTAAGTATTTCGGCTGTTAGCGGAGCGCCTGCTTCAAGCAGTTGTAAAAAGCTAAGATCAGGATTTTCGTGTTGTCTCCAAACCATAATTACGTTTGATTCGTCTGGTTTCATCCACATCGGAATAGTATCAAGACCGAGTGGAAATTTTTCATTTCCTAACCATACACAGCTAAACGATTTGCACGGATTCTCAGGTCGTTGTTCATGTATCGAACATCCTTTTGTAGTTACAAAATGACATTTCCTTCCTGGCCAAAATTGATGGCCAAGAGCTTCTCCAGTTAACCAACCGCAGCACTTCGTGCAACTTCCACATTCTCTTGTCATATTATCTCACTTAAATTGAGGACCAGCTAACCATACTACTAGAGTTTTACGAATGCCTTTTGTCACAGGAGTTACTCTGTGTAAAATAAAGGACGGGAATGCAACTACTAAACCTTTTTGTTTTGTGACTTGAGTCGGCACGGGTGCATCAAATATCTCAAGATCTCCCCCCTCGTATTCAGAAGGATCAGATAATTGTATTACAAGAGATAATTTGCGAGGCGCATTCGTTGCATTTCCACCTCTGTCAAGATGCCACGTATAATGATCGTCTTTTCCATCGTATATAGTATACTGAAAGTCCTCTACAAATCCCCATATATCTAGATTGAAGAATTCACCGTTCAGTTGTCTTGCTATGAAAGCAATTCTATCATATATAAAATTAGTCTCGGGCGTAAGATTTATCCAACCTATTTTAGATGATCTAACTGCTTCTTCAACTTTATTATCAGGTCCAACACTAGCAGATTTGATCGTGAGACTATCACCAATACTAACTATTTTATCGATCTCTTCTTCAGTAAAACCATCACGCCATGATGCAAAAGAAATTTCTGGTATACCTAACGATGGAGAAGGAGCTATTTGATATATTGCCATTATTTATGCTCCCAAATATTATCTCGATAATGGGATTCATGACTTTGAAGCTTTCTACGTGTACCTTTGAGTGCTTTTAGTTCAGTTTCATTGAATGCTCTACATACATTTTTCGAAAACAGCGTGTCTCTTTTGATTGGAATAACCTGCATTAGCGGTGTACCAGCAGGTAAAATGCCTTTAAAATTGGGTTCGTTCCAAACAAATGGAAAATTAATAAACTCAAAATATCCATCACAGTCTACCATACCCGAGAAACAAGTAAATCTTGGATCAGGTCTATTTAATGGTGGAACAAACAACAGTGAGTAGCCTTTCGGGCAATTGATTGCCCACCAGTTCATAAATTTAATTGGAGGTTTTGGTAAGTGTGGAGCAGGACACTTGTCAGATGTTACTTGCCATTGTAAATGATTCTCGATCATTGCTCTCGGATATTTGCTGTCGTATTGAATGTATGAACAGTCTTCATTCGAAGTGATTTCAACATCAGCAACGAGTGGAATAATCCAACCCGTAATCATCGCGTCAAGAAAAGGCGGACATCTTTTCAGTGTTGACTGATCAAAGCCTGCATCTTTTTTCATCGGCAAAGCTTTATACCATTCTGGTATCAGTTTGCGGGCAGGATAAGGTTCTGGTATATTTCCTAAATCATCATCATAGCAAAGAAATTCTAGTTTAGGCTCATTCTTTTCAAAAAACGAAAACATCAATTTTGTCCATTTCCAGGTTTTTCATAGTGTATTCCACCAGATTCAATAAATTTTTTACATTGCTCGACGTCGCTCGCACCTCTCAGAATATGATCATCATGCAAACTAAAATGTAAGCTTGAGATCCATATTCTGAGATGTGGTGGAAGTTTGTCATAGCAACGCATTACCAATGCCATTCTTTGTATGTTAACATGTTCCAAATGAATGACTCTATTATATATATGTAAATTACAGGGCTGCTAGTTCGACTAAGTTGCTCTCTGTGATGGCATCTAAGCCAATCAATGCTTGTTTGACTGCGGTAAAATCGTCATGTTTTTCATCGTAGATGACAAATGGAAAATCAGTAAATTCTCCAATATCCCATGTATTTAGAGCATTGAATACAGATTCGTATTGACTACTATCGTTGTATGATAAATGAGTAAACTCAATGTTATTATCCTGTAGCCACTGATAGGCTGCAGCAGAGTCGTTGCCACCTGTCGTAGTCAAACCAGTATAAAGATAAACGTCTTTAATTCCTACTAGCATGTATTGTTTCCTTTTTGTTATTTGTGCTAAAATGTTACACTCATCGTACCATTAGCGCTGCCTGTTCCAATATTTATAGAAACTATTTGATATGGGTATACTTTTACTGATACTGAATTTGTCGTAGTACCAATATTACCAGCGTTTCCTGATGCTCCAGGATTTGATGTGCCGGCTGTTCCGGCGGTCGCTCCAGTTCCAGCACTACCTGCTGTGCCAGTATTTCCTGCTGCTCCTGCGCCTCCTGGATTTCCAGCCGCACCATTTGTAGCTCCAGTTCCAGCTGCTCCTGTTGTGCCAGCATTACCAGCAGCTCCGGCACCGCCTGGGTTTCCAGCCGCACCATTTGTAGCTCCAGTTCCTGCATTGCCAGTCGCTCCAGCATTTCCTGCTGCTCCTGCACCTCCTGGATTTCCAGCTGCACCATTTGTAGCTCCAGTTCCTGCATTGCCAGTCGCTCCGGCATTTCCTGCAGCGCCGGCATTACCAGGACTTCCTGCTGCTCCTGGATTTGCTCCAGTTCCTGCCGCTCCTGTTGTACCAGCATTTCCGTTGGCTCCTGCACCGCCTGGACTTCCTGCTGCTCCTGGATTTGCTCCAGTTCCTGCCGCTCCTGTTGTACCAGCGCTTCCTGCAGCGCCGGCATTACCAGGACTTCCTGCTGCTCCAGCGTTTGCTCCAGTTCCTGCGGCCCCAGTATTTCCAGCACTTCCATTGGCGCCTGCATTACCAGGACTTCCTGCTGCTCCAGCGTTTGCTCCAGTTCCTGCGGCTCCTGTATTTCCTGCGCTGCCTGGTGTTCCTGCATTACCTGAACCACCGGCAGCGCCCGAAAGAAGTCCTCCATTGCCGCCTGCGCCGCCGTTGCCGTTAGTAGCACCACTTATGTTGCCTGAATTACCCGCGGTACCAGCATTGCCGGCGCCGCTACCACCTTGCTTTAAAGTCCAACCCGATGCTCCGCCTCCGCCTCCGCCGCCTCCGCCGCCTCCGCCTACACCAGCGTTGCCAGGAGATCCGGAGTTACCCGCCGTACCACCAGCTCCTCCTGCGCCACCGGCGCCATTTGTTCCTGGGTTACCAGCATTGCCAGTGGCTCCTGGATTCCCAGCATTTCCTCTTGCACCGCCTGCACCACCAGCACCGTTATTTCCTGGATTGCCGGCATTACCAGTGGCTCCTGGATTACCAGCATTACCACCAGCTCCTCCTGCACCACCAGCCCCATTGGTGCCTGGATTGCCGGCATTACCAGTGGCTCCTGGATTACCAGCATTACCACCAGCTCCTCCTGCACCACCAGCCCCATTGGTGCCAGGATTGCCTGTTCCTCCAATACCACCAGATGTCCCAGCTGTACCACCAGCACCACCAGTTCCTGCAGCTCCATTATTACCGGGATTGCCTGTTCCTCCAATACCTCCGGAAGTACCGGCCGATCCTCCGGCGCCGCCTGTACCAGCAGCTCCATTGTTACCGGGATTGCCTGTTCCTCCAATACCACCAGATGTCCCAGCTGTACCACCAGCACCGCCAGTTCCTGCAGCCCCATTATTTCCGGGATTGCCTGATCCACCTGGATTTCCAGAAGTTCCGGCCGAGCCAGCTGCTCCGTTTGTAGCATTTCCTCCAGCCCCACCAGTACCACCGGTTCCACCTGGAAAATTAGCTAAGGAACCAAACGTTGAAACGTTGCCTGGGTTTCCACTTGATCCCGGATTTCCGTTTGCTGCGCCAGTCCCAGCATTACCAGCAGCTCCGGCACCGCCTGGATTTCCTGCTGCTCCTGGATTAGCTCCAGTGCCAGCATTACCATTTGCTCCAGTATTTCCTGCTGCTCCGGCATTTCCAGGGCTCCCTGCTGCCCCTGGATTAGCTCCAGTGCCGGCATTACCATTTGCACCTGGATTTCCTGCTGCGCCGGCATTACCTGGATTGCCAGTAGATCCAGCGGTTGCCCCTGTTCCTGCATTACCATTTGCTCCAGTATTTCCTGCTGCGCCTGCATTACCTGGATTTCCTGCTGCTCCAGCAGTTGCCCCTGTACCTGCGGCCCCTGTTGTGCCGGCATTACCATTAGCACCGGCACCGCCAGGACTTCCTGCTGCTCCGGCGTTTGCTCCAGTTCCAGCCGCCCCTGTTGTGCCGGCATTACCATTGGCACCAGCTCCACCAGGACTTCCTGCTGCTCCAGCGTTTGCTCCAGTTCCTGCTGCTCCAGTATTTCCAGCATTTCCATTGGCCCCAGCTCCACCGGGACTTCCTGCTGCTCCAGCAGTTGCCCCTGATCCTGCGGCTCCAGTATTTCCAGCACTTCCATTGGCACCCGCACCACCTGCACTCCCTGAATTACCAGTCACTCCGCTACCGCCGCCTCCGCCGCCGCCACCGCCGCCGCCGCAAACGCACCCCCCAAGATTTGCGCTTCCACCAAAGCCACCATTTCCTCCGCCAGGAGAGCCTCCGGCGCCGCCGGGGGCAGAACAAGGCGCAAATGGGGTGCCAAAACAACCGCAGCCACCGCCCGGACTACCACCGCTACCGGCTCCGCCACCGCAAGGTCGGGCTGAACCTTGTCCGCCGCCTCCTCCCGTACCTGCGCTACCGCCAGTGCCACCAGCACCGCCGGCACCATTATTTCCTGGATTTCCAGAGTTTCCTGTGGCACCTGGATTCCCAGCATTTCCTCTTGCACCGCCAGCACCGCCGGCACCATTGGTACCAGGATTACCAGAGTTTCCTGTGGCACCTGGATTCCCAGCATTACCAGCAGCACCGCCAGCACCGCCGGCGCCATTTGTTCCTGGGTTACCAGCATTGCCAGTGGCACCTGGATTCCCAGCATTACCAGCAGCACCGCCTGCACCACCGGCACCATTAGTACCGGGATTGCCGGAGTTTCCTGTCGCTCCAGCATTTCCAGCAGTACCACCAGCACCGCCAGCTCCGCCAGCACCATTCGTACCTGCATTGCCAGTGGCACCTGGATTCCCAGCATTCCCTGCAGCACCTCCGGCTCCTCCTGGGCCGCCAGCACCGTTTGTGCCAGCATTTCCTGATGCGCCGGGATTTCCAGATGTTCCAGCTGTACCACCAGCACCGCCAGCTCCGCCGGCCCCGTTTGTGCCAGCATTTCCTGATGCGCCAGGATTGCCAGATGTCCCAGCTGTACCACCAGCACCACCAGTTCCTGCGGCCCCATTATTTCCAGGATTACCAGCATTGCCAGCAGTACCAGGATTGCCTGCATTACCAGCGTTTCCATTGCCGCCACGACCAGATATATCTATAGAATATACGCCTGCAGGAACGACGAATGTTGCGGGGGCATTGAATACTTGTGTGGCTGGAGCAGCCTTACCTGAAGCTCTAAATACATTTAATGGCATCGTATAACCTTCTTATTAACCTGTATTTGCAAGAGATAAGGCACCGAGATATGTTGTACCTCCGTCGAGGGTAAAGAAACTGAAGACATCGATTTTATTTGCACCAGTTGACATCGTCGGTGTCGAAGCATTCGGATATTTAACAGAAGCCGGCCACGTGATTATTCTCGATCCCGTGGCGTCTTGTTTACAATGAAGTGTGAAACTGTATGCATTGCCCGATGCAGGAGGATTTGAAAATGTAATTGTAATAGACGCGTTGGCCAATGTCAAATCGAATACGTTGGATAGTGATAAATCTACAGTGTGAGTAGTTGTTGTTATAGTATTGGCAACAACTGCTTCTTTGTATGAAGCAAGCTTAGGATTACTTAACACATTATTTGCCATTGCAACGTTGGCATTAAGAGTAGTAATACCAGCTACTTGTAGCGTCGAGGTTACGTTGGCAAAACCAGTGATCGTAGTATTACCGGCAGCAAGGGTGGTAATTCCAGATGCAGCACCTGCGGCTACAAGAGACGAAACAGCAAGTGGTTGACTGTTTGTAGACCAGCGATCATTTGTTTCATCCCAGACGAACTGAACGTTGGCAGACGTCCCGCGCATGATCTCGAAGCCAGCATTCTCAGTAGGAGGATTAGCTCCAAGATCTGCATTCAGCGTAACAATATTATCACCAACGTCGAGTGTTGTGGTGTTCACGTAAGTTCTTGTACCGGAAACTGTCAGGTTACCCGAGAGTGTAAGATCGGCGATTGATAATGTGGAATTCACATGAATACCAGTCGTATTGACCGTAAGTGTTGGCCCAGCAGTTACTCCAATTGTACCACTAGTTGTAATCGTTCCACCAGAAAGTCCATTAGCCGTGGCGACTGAGGTTACACCTCCACCGGTGGCACCTTGAGCACCTTGAGCGCCTTGAGCACCAGTAACACCTTGAGGTCCAGCAACACCTTGAGCACCAGTTGCGCCAGTTGCGCCTTGAACACCTTGAGCGCCGGCAACACCTTGAGCACCAGTTGCGCCAGTTGCGCCTTGAACACCTTGAGCGCCAGCAACACCTTGAGCACCTTGATCACCCGTTGTGCCTTGAGCACCAGTTGCGCCAGTTGCGCCTTGAACACCTTGAGCGCCAGCAACACCTTGAGCGCCTTGAGCACCCGTTGTGCCTTGAGCACCTTGTGCACCGGTTGCACCTTGAGCACCTTGAGCGCCTTGAGATCCGAGAGTAAGTGAAGCACCATTTAAAGTTGTAACTTGAACAATATCACCAGCAATCGCATTCGATGTAAGCGTTAAGACCGTGGTATTTGTCGTGTTATAGTCAACGGCCGCAATCTGACGCGAACCATTAATGAAGACGCTTTCAAGCCCTAAAGTATATACGAATGTGTTTGATGTGTCGTCTAATCCTGTAAACACCGTGGTATTCGATGTGACAGTAAACGTATAGGTATTCATGGTAGCAGCATTTGCCGTACCGCCTGAGCCCCAATAAACTCCTGTTCCATTCGATGAAAGAACTTGGCCGTTGGATCCAGAAGATCCGTTGGCTACGATCGTAGTGACAGCGAGAGAAGAGAGATTTGAACCAACTTCAAAGATGGCATTCGCAGCATCTGAAGAGAAGACTTTACGGTCAGTTAGGTTGACTGCAAATTCACCGTTATCAATAAAGCCGGAATTTGCTACGTCAGTAGTATTAGCTGTACGACCAGAAATTGTCGTGCGCTTAAATTGAAATTTATTTGCCATTCTCAACCTCTATATAGAGCAACGAAGCGGTTATGTAACCCCTAATATTCTATTTATACAGAAGTATCTTCAGCTTTTTTATTTTTATTTCCAAGCTTTTCAAGATCAACAATTTTTGCTTGAAGACTGGTCATGGTTTTATCGGCCATGACCAGTCTTGTTTCTAGCATGATGTTCTTACTTGTAAGATCATGTACACTCGCGAGTAATCGATTGATGTACTCATTTACAAATTCAGCTTCCATAAATTAGAATGTCCCGCCGTCGAGGGTTGCGTATACAACTGCTGTACCGTTAGACTGAAGCACGAATCCAGTAGAGCCAACAGCTAATTTTCTAAAACCGTTCGAAGAGTTAGCAACTAAAATGTCTTCTGCAGTAACAGTCGCGAGTCCAGTACCACCGCTTGTTCCAGGCAGTGCAGTCGAAAGACTCAATGTATTCGCTGTGATACCAACCGCGAGTGTCGAGTTCGCAGTAAGAGTAACGTTAGTCGCGTTCGAAACCAAACCACCAGAGTTTAGGAATGCTTGTAATGTAGCAGTAGTATAACCGGCTGCTGCAGTGTCTACAGTTGTTGTAGGTTCTGTTTGAGAACCAGCAAAGAGCTTATAAACGCCATCTGTAGCATCACGGAAAAGACCGGTATATTTAGCTCCAGTGGCACCGTATTGACCATAAAGACCGATATCAAGAATGTCGGTTGTTGCGTTTCCGTTTGCAAGCTCGATCAGCGAATCTTGGACTGTCAGGTTGGTAGTATCGATTGTCGAAAGCGTACCGAGAACAGTCAGATTTCCGGAAAGAGAAAGATCTGTAATCGAGAGTGCAGTATTAACATGGAGTCCAGCAGAGTTGACCGTGAGTGTTGAACCAGTGGTAAGGCCAACTGCATCTGCAGTGACATTAATACCGTTAGCAGCACCAACATGAACTCCAGTCGCGTTAGCTGTAAGACCATCACCGCCAACAACGTTGATACCAGCGCCATCAACAGAAATACCGTTAGCAGCTTTGGCAAAGACGCCTGAAGTATTCGATACAATACCGTTGTTTGCTACAACAGCAATCGTGGCTGCACCACCTTCACCAGATGAGGATCCAGAAATACCGTTACCAGCTGTGATAGTAGCAACATAGTCGCCTGATGTACCCGAACCAAGAGCAACGTCGCCTGAAAGTTGCGATGTGGCAATTGAAAGTGCAGCAGCATTGACATAAACGCCCGAGGTATTCGAAACAATCGTACCGTTACCAGATACGACATGCACACCTGTTGCGTTCGAAGCAATACCAGCTCCGGCAACAACAAAAACGCCTGTTGCGTTTGCAGATAGACCGTTATTTGCAATAACGTGTACGCCTGAGGTATTTGAAGCAAGACCGCTATTTGCAACTACAGCAATCGCGTCTGCAGAGACGCTGATACCGTTACCAGCACCAACATCAAGAGTTACCTCGCCAGATGTACCGCCACCAGTAAGACCAGAACCGGCTACGACTGATGTAATATCACCATCTTGAGGTGTTACCCAGTATACAGCTGTTCCGTTCGATGCAAGAACTTGTCCTGCAGTACCATTTGTGCCATTTGCATTAAGAGCAACGTTAGTTCCAATATTGATCTGTGTGGCATTTGCTACGAACGCCGTACCAACACTCACAATCGCTGCGTTCACGGTGCCTGTAGAGAATACACCGGTGGCATTCGCAACAAAAGAATTAGAACCAACGACGAAGTTACCGCCAGAGCCAGCAAGAACGCCGCCGGCAACAGACAGTTTATTATTGGTATTATCAAACGTAAAGTCTGCGTCTCCGGCTAATGCGCCAGAATTATTAAATTGAACTTGTGTATTTGAACCAGATACGCCAGAAGTAGGAGTTTCCCAATAAGCGGCTGTTCCATTTGAACTCAGTACTTGTCCGTTGGTACCCGTCGAACCATTGGCTGTAACTGTTGTCACAACAGCGTTAGCAACAATAATCTTGTCGATACCAGAGGTACCATTCGCAACGAGTGCTTGGTTGGCGGTCAGTATACCAGGATTAAATTTACCGGCAATGGTGATCGAAGCACCATTCGAACCAATAAATAAGTGATCGCCATTTGCTGTAAACGCTAATTCACCGTTAGCTAATGTTGGCGCATCAGCTGTCGTTAACGACCTTTTAATTTGAATTAAATTGTCTGCCATTTGGCTATTCCTTTTAGGTTAAAATGATCCGCCGTCGAGATCTACTGCTAGATCCGCGAATGACAGTTGTCTCACCTCATATTTATCATTTTGAGAATTGTAGATTAATGTAGCGCCATTGGCGGCTTCAACGACGCTGACGTCGAGTATGTTTTCAATACTTCGTATTTCTTGAATTTGATTTTTCAGAGTAATAGGACCAGCAGATGATAATCTGCCGTTGTTATTTGTAATTGTAGCGACTAAACGAGATGCACCTGCCATTATCTTGTAACTCCTGGTGTAACTGTGACGATACCTTCAACAAGACGAGAAACTGTTCCGCTGCCATCAGTCAACTCACAGTCATATACGTATCTTCCGGCTGTAAGGCCATTTGTGGTATTTGCCGACATCGAAAGAGCGACGACGCCAGTCACAGCAGTAATCGAAACTGTAAATGCGGTTTGAGCGGTCGAAGTATAATGCTTACGCATCTGAGCGGCACCTGTAAATCCTGTAAGATTTACGATGTTACCATTTTCATCAGTCACATCAATAGACGTAGCAAATGAAGTGCCTTGATCGATAATGATATTTGCTTTCAGTGCCATTTAATTCTTCCGCTATGTTTATTCAAAACTATAAGATGTTACAGTTATCACCCAATATTTAGTTTCTGCACCATTTGATGCTGATACGTTAAACGTTTGTTCATTGAAACCACCTGTATAAGCTGCTACAAGTTCAATTGATGAAGCACTTCCTCCACTTGCAACACTGGCGTATCCACTAAATCCATCTCCTCCAGTATAAGTCCAAACTACGCTTGAAGAAGCTGTGATAGTATAACCTGCTTGGGAACCATACGCTTCGGCAGTGTCAAAAGTCGGAGATGATATTGTGCCGCCCACGGGACTAAAAGTAACTAAGGCTACATCTGCATACGGACGTATTCCTACATATTGCCACGTAGATCCATTCCACATTTTAACGGCGGCAAAATCTTGGCTCCCGACCCACGACGAGCCGTTCCAATATTTAACAGGTTTAGCAGATAGGAACGTTAGCGGCACTTATTATTCTCCTGGCTTAGATGGCCAAACAACGTCTGCTGCATTTGTATAAGTCTGAGGAAGATCTCTTAAAGTTTGACGATATGTAGCCCAAG